TACGCAATTCATTGTCCCTATTATGACTAGCATAATAAGGACCAGTTTTGTGGTTATATGTTTCATGTCTTATTCATCTCCTAAATTACTCTACGAATGTCTCATCGTAGAGTGTGATGGTTATGTCGTATTTGAAGGTGCCTGCAGGACAAGGTACTCCTGCATCTCTGATGACACTCTCGAGTTTTTTTGCTCTCTTATCTGAGATAGGTTCCTCGAATTTGAGGTGTACTAAGCCTCTCTCGTGCTCTGTGGTCACGTCATTGAAGTAGACCTGTGTTGACTCTATTTTGATGTGTCTCCTCTTGAGAAGTGGCTCTACTATAGCTAAGAAGTGTTCTCCTGATTTGACGATTTTGGCTCTACTCTCTTCTGCCTTTGCGAGTTCTGCTTTGAGCTTTTCGACTGAGTTATCGATTCTGGTGGTGTCTAATTTGGTGTTCATTTCCTGTTTGTCTCCTTTGGTTGTTTGGGTGTATCTTACCCATAGTATAGTATGTCTCGTACCTATATATAGTTATCTATTTGCTTCGAGACATACTTCAAAAAAATCAGTCTTTCCAAACTTTGAATTTGCCGACTGCTTCGTGCATCTGTAACTGGTCTTGTAATTTTGCTCTTACTCTCTCTGCCTGTGGTGTCATCCCATCAGGATTATAGAAGCAGAGTGCGTGAATTACTGCTATCTCGCCTTCTGACAGTGTATAGGTATTTTCTGGTATTTTTCTGTTAAATTCTTTCATTGCTTGTTAGTCTCCTAGGCTTATTGCCCATATAGTACTATGTCTCGAAAGTATATATAGTTATCTGTTTAAGTCGAGTCATCTACGTCTATCTGAGTCTGTGTGTTACTATAGACAGGGTAAATAAAGTCCTGTATCCTGCATCTACGGCAACCACTTTTTAGTCATCAAACAACGAAAAGAGGTCGAAGGAGATGTCATTCTTATCTGACATCACTGCATCTACTACTTTTCTCTTATCTTCTAAGAGCTCTGCGATCCTCTCATCTATCGTCTCTTCTGCTAGTAGGTAATAGATGTTAACTGCATCCTTCTGGCCTATACGATGGCATCTATCTTCTGCCTGATCATGTAACGCGGGTGTCCATCCTAGTTCTAAGAATGCTACATTTGATGCTGCTGTTAGTGTGAGTCCTACTCCTGCTGCTTGGATGTTGCCTATGAAGAGTCTTATCTTTGGGTCTGTCTGAAATTGCTCTACTATTTCTTGTCTTCTGTCTACTGGTACGGACCCATCGATTTTTACTGCAACTCTACCGAAAGCTTTAAAGAGTTTGTCTATTACTTCTCTGTGTGTTGCAAACACTACCAACTTCTCGCCACTATGTAAGAAGTCTTTGATCCAATTGATTGACTCGTGTATTTTACCTTTTGCTGCCACTTGTTTGAGGTATTCTATCTTGGTGATCTGCTCTACCTTAGATGCTCTATCTGCTGCTTCTTTACCTTTCTGCTCTTCTAACCAATCTAAGAACTCTGACTCTACCCTATTATACTCTCGCCTATTGGATATCTCGATTGGAACTAGAGAACGAGTCTTTTCTGGCAGCTCTTCTAATACTTGGTCTTTTGTCCTACGAATCATGATACCTCTGAGTTCTTCTGCTAGCTGCTCAATATTAGAGGCTCCACTAAAGTCCCATCCGTATCCATTATATGTTGCGTTGCAATATGTGCTACCAAATCTGAAGAAGTTGTCATACCTCTCTGGGTCTATGATGTTGAGTTGTGTCCACAATTCGTTTGGTCTATTGAGTACTGGAGTCCCTGTAAGTAAGAGCCTTTGTGGTATTCTACTTGAGAGTACTGCTGCTGCCTGAGTCCTCTTTGATGCACTGTTTTTGAGGTTATGACTCTCATCGTATATGATGATTTGTGGTCTCATATTTTTGGTGAGTGCATCAACCCAACTAGGAAGTATGTCATAGTTGATGATTACAATGCTATGCTTTTCTACCTCCTCTATCATCTCTTCTGGCTTCCTACCAGAGCAGATGTAAATAGTGTCATCTGTTTCAAGCCATCTCTCTGCTTCTTGTTTCCAGTTATTTTTGAGTGATGCAGGAGCTACTATGATAGCTGGCCTGAGATCTTCGTGTAGTTGAAGGTATGCTAGTGCCTGTATAGTCTTACCGAGTCCCATCTGATCTGCGATTAGTGCTTTACCATCTGCCTCTTCTACGAACTCTACTCCTGCTCTTTGGAAAGGCATCATTTTCTTGCCATTTCCGAAGTGTTCTATGTCAAAAGTGGTGTCAGCTTTATCTGACATCACTGTTAACTTTTTTATCCTCTCTACTTCTGAAGTGAATGCCTCTGTCAGCTCTGCTTCTGGGAAAGCTGCTATTACTTCTTTGATGATTCTAGCTGGAGCTACCCAATTGGTGTCTCGCCATTTCCTTTCTGAAAGGTCTCTGCACTTCTGCCTCTCAGAGTAAGGAGAGTAGATATGTATCTCTCCTGCTTTGAAGTCTAACTTGACCTTAGGCTTCGAGACTGGTTTTCCTGCTAAGACATTTTTGGCTGCTTGTTTGATGTCTTCCTGGTATGCCTTCTCTGCGAGCCATTTCAGATAATCTGGGTCCTCTTTAAATACCCTACCGATTGATTTACCGCTGTGTTTACCGAAGGTGATATCGAGAGTGTCCCAAGATTTATGGTACTCTATGCCTGATGTGTCTACCTTTGCCTTTGGGCTCTCTTTTGGCTTCTTGAGAGAAGAGTAGTCTATGCCATTTCTGGCGAGCTGCTTTGTGTAAGTTCTGAGGATATTATAGAGAGCAATTGCTTGCCTGTCTGTAATGTCCTCATCAGACCTCGTCAATACATCTTTTACGAAAGGAGCATCTCTACCATTGTAGCCTACGCCATCTTTGGCTAATGCTCCATCGCAAAAACTATTTAAGAGTCTCGCTGCACTTATTACTTCCTGTTTGTCTTTTGGTATCATATATCTGGTCTCCTCAGGTTTAGACTATGTCCAATAGAAAGTATGCTTTATTGGTTTAAATATATTTCTATTCGAACTTTTCACCAAACTCTCTAAGTGCTTTGACGTCTCTTTGTTCTTGCTCTATTACCTCAATGTATTTGCTCAGCTCGATGTATTGCAGTATACCATTTTCTGTGATGTATACCAAGTTCTCGGGAGTCAGTGCGTCTAATTCCCAACTTATCTCACCGAACTCTTTGATATAGGCTTTAGCTCGTGGGTCTTTGATTTTTGCAGGATTTGGAGGAGGATTGAACTCACATATTTGCTCCATTGTAAGAGCCAATGCGTGCACTTTAAACCTCTCATACTTATCTATCACATCAGGATCTAGAGCATAGTCTCCTTCTATTAAGAACTCCCTAATCCTAGTGTAGATGTCTCTTACCATATCTTTGCCTGAGGGGTCGTGATCACCTAAGTATAAGATAACTACTTTCTTGCTATTACCTATCTGATCGAGGACTCTTTCATATAATTCATACATTGCAGATGAACTTGAATATCCTTTGTTAGACCCGAAGTGAAGATGGTACTTATCTGCGATAGGTTTAAGTACTCCTTCTAGAGCTTGCTTCTCACAAAAGAGCTCTATATAATACTCTTGGTCATCCCATCGATGTCTTCTGTACGACCTCACTGCTGTCTCGATTAGCTCTTTTATACCACTCCATTGACTCTTACGTTCTGACTTACGACCTCTATCTTCTATTGCATCCCAATCGATTAGCCCTGCATATCTAGCGTCTGTAGTGAAGATAGAGAGTCTCTTGTATACCTCAATTGCATTAGGAATAATGTCCTTTGCTACGAGTTGGTAATACAGCTGTCTTTGTGTGAGTACTAAGTTCTTGGCCTGATACTCGTCTGTAATTTTGACGATTGTGTCTAGCAACCCTCGCTGATCACACGACCATGTGTCCTTGTGGCCTTCAGGGGTAGTGTATCTGATACTCAATACCTCTCTTGGGTTCCAATTTCTGAACTTTTCTCTCATTTCTATCACCATATCTGTAAACTAGCATCCAATTCTTTCTGCATAATCTTTGCCTTTTTAAGCCTCTTATGATTGTCGCAATATTCTCTCATTGCCTCTTCTAGAATTTTACATTCGTCTTTCTTTATAAAGAGAATATGATCTCCTTTTATTTCGTCATTCTTCACTATCGCAGATATTATCATTAGAACATCCTCCTATAGAGCTTATCCATTGCTCTTCCTATCTGGTCATGTGTGTGTCTGAGACGTCCATTTCTACTGGTGTTCTCAACTATCTTATTTGCTACTCGTGTGTTCATTTACTTTTTCCTCCTACTGTTTAATACAAAAAATTGAATTGTTATATATGCCTCTACTACAGCTACTAATATACTGTCTTTTAGGTCTTCTAGTGCTGCTCCTAGTTTATCAAATGACTCTTGATATGTTGACATTAATAACCGCAATTTCTTAAATTTGACTCTGTTGTGTCATCTACTACTGCACTCTCGAATGCAGCTAAGTCCTCTTCTGATACTCCTTTCTCTAAGAGATCTATTCGCCTAGTCAGTACTTCGTAGTTGGTGATCGTAACGTATGCAGTGTAGCTCTCACAGGTGTCTGACTTAAGCAATAATTTATAGAGTCCGTAGTTAAAACCTGTCTTCTCATTCTGTGTTGGGTCCTCTAAAACCTCTAATATTTTTACGAATGCCACTTGTATCACTTCCTCCTCAAATCTGGCCACATCTTTTTATAGAACACTTTTACCTCTAGGTCTTCAAAAGATAACATACTCTTGAAATTCCTAGGATGCTTATCCTTGGTAAAATCTAATATTATGCAAGCCCTACAGAGCTCGCAAGCTACTATTATAGACCCCTCGACTACTGCTCTACTTTTGCATATCGGACAGATGTTACTCATTTCTATTTGTCTCCTGAGCATAGTGCTCGTATAGTACAATGCTTTAATACTATATATAGTTGACTATAATACTATATTCAAAAAAAATTACTCTATTATCTTGTTGCGCTTCATCCTATTAAGACAGTTTTTGCAGGTCACTTTTGAGATATCTTCTGTTGAAGGAGTGCTACAAAAGAAGTTCTGCCCGCAATATGGTGTGTGTACGTCGATGCCGCCGATGTTTACCTTTTTAGTGTAATGCATTTTAACCATTGTTTGTTAGTCTCCTAAGGACTTCGCTTGTCCTCAACTAGTAGTATGCTTTAAAGGCTTATAAAGCTTTCTATTCACTTCGAGGTCTTTCCGAGCATTGCAATTGCTGCAGTTGCGTCTGTTGCCCGAATTAAGTGTTCTGTTCCTGAGTTTGTGGTAATTTTATAGGTGTTCATTGTTTGTTAGTCTCCTAAGGATTATTATCCTCATACTTAGTATGTCTCGTAAGTATATAAAGGTTACTATTTAACACGAGTCACTTCAGACCTTTCTTAAAGACAGTCTCAATCAGCTTCTCTATGGCAGATTTTTGCTTTGTATAGGTAGTTCTTAAAAACGACCTTTTTGGTATTCCTGCACGAGGAGCACGAGGAGCACCAAATTCATGTACAGCACCAATGGACACTGCATTTCCTTTAGAATCTCTATGTAATCCTACAGTTGAAACGTCTCCTTTAGTCTTAGATGTTATTGACATTACCATCTGCTGCTCGTCAATTAGTGACCGTGTCTCAGGAGCTTTAGCTTTTAGAGTGCCTGCCTTTAATGGTGCCCAACTCTCTGTTTGAAAGAAGATAGTTTCACGTACCTTGTCCTTTAAAAATTCACCTGCAAGCTTAGCTGCCTGATGCGCTAGCATAGGCAGCTTAGCACCAGTCGTAGGTATATTATTCTTTACTATGGTCATCAGGTGTCTGCTTCCGTGACTTCTTTCGCTTTCCTTCTAGTGACTCTACCCTATTCATCAATGCATCAACCTTTGCCTCGAGTTGTTCTACTCTTTTATCTATGTCAGTGTCCATTTATTTCACCTCTTACTAATTAGATCCAGTGTATAACCAGCATTCTCTAGTTCGTTGCTATATTCTAATATGTCCTCTAGAGACGTATATGGGACGAGTGTATGAGCCATCAGGTCAAATTTGCCATAAGTACTACGAAACTCAAACCAGTCTGATACGTCACTATCTTTGACAATTATGTCAATACTATACTTTTTAACAAACGATAGCTTAGCAATTACAAGCCCGTTATGTGATATTTCTATATAGGTCATCTATAAAACTCCAATACTCTCATAATAGACATAAAATGCTCAGGGTCTTCTAGGTAGAATGACATCGCTTTGCTAGACGTTGTGAAACGTTCTATACCCATAGAGAGCATCTCTGTAGATTTATCACTGTAAACTGTCCCTGCATAAGGATTTATGAATACTCCTTCAAATGCCTCTTCTCTAGGGTCATATAGCTTTTTGCCGATGATATCATTCAGTGGTCTAGTAGACTTAGAAGTAGCTTTAGCAGAGCGTAGGTCTGTCATTAGACCCCTTAGCATCTTACTGCCTTCCTCTAAGTGGTGCCCGTATTCATGGAATATTGTCTCTACCGCAGACTCTGGGTCTAATATCATCTTCCCTTTCATATATCCTTCTCTGCCCCTACTGACAGAGACATACACATCAGTAGTATGTAAATTATCAGAACGTATTAGTTTTGACAGTTTTGTGTTAGTAGTTTTCAACTGTCTAATAAGAGCTGCGTCTGCATCACCAGGTATAGGTATAAAGTTAGTCTTTTTATAATCATCAAGATATATAAACTTTTCAAACTTACTTTTGTCAGGAGCTAATACCTTCTTTCTGAACAGCTGAATTTTCTTTCTTTCTAACGGCTTTTGAGTCTTAGCAAGCCAGTCGTCAGATGCTCTTAGCCAAGTTCCTTTGTTCGAGTTCTTGTCTATATCTAAAATATCACTGAATTTTTGTACTGTAGCATCATCATATTTCTTTGCTTTATATGCATCAGCTATAGATGAAGTGTCATTGTATATAGTATCACTTATTCTTGCTGCACTATCATCACTTAAGAAGCTAGGCATCAGTGTAATAGGCTTCTCTACTACTATGCGACCATATTCATCAGGTACTCTCTTTAAATTTTTAATAGGTGATTTAGTATCGACTTTCCATCTCTCTAGCTGGTTGTCTAGCTGTGTTTCGTTCAGATTTTTTAGACCTGTCCAGTCATCGTAAATTGGGGTCTGGTAACAGTAGCCATTAGGATGTGGCTCGAACATAAGACCATCGTCTGATGGGATAGCGTCAACTCCTTCACCACTGAAGTAATATGCACGCCCATGCAAAGAAGCGCATATCTCGCATGTCTTACCACCTAGACTAGACATTCGACGCCATCCTATAATTCCGAAAGTTGTTCTGTACCCTTCTAGGTCGCCCATAGTACGAGCTTTCTGGCTTAGTGATCGTGCCACCATATCTGAGTAGGCATTAATATTTCCTGTCCATTTTTGCTTGACCACAAACTCTTTCAAGACTACATGGCCGAGGTCTGTATCTACAACAGCTCTTTTGACCGATTTTCCTATGTTGTCAATGACTATTTTCTCTTCTCCATTAAAGACGTCATTAACGTGTTCTAAGACTGCTTCTTTTGCAGAAGCCCAATCACCCTTCTCTATTAAGAGATGCTCGATATCTTTGACTATAGACTCTCCTATCTTCTTGTTTGTCTGGGAGATGAAGCCTACATCTTCTGCAATTAGTTTTTCAAGTGCTTCAGTCTGTATAAGGTTAAAATTCACACCTGATGCAGCTGCATGTTTTAAGAACTCTGACTTTGTGTGTCTTGCAATTGAGTCGTCAAGCTCTCTAGACCAGTCTTCAGTTATTTTGTCTATAACCTCACGCCAATCGTCCGGCAATTTTTTTGGCATCTATATCGCCTTAAAATACTCTTCCATGTTCTGCTGGGTAGACTTTTTTAACAGTTCCATCTCTTTTCTCAGATCATCTTTAGGGACTGCTCCTTCTACAGGTTCTTCAGTTGGAGGACTGTTTACGTTAACCATCGTAGCTGGCTCTTTCTTGAGGCCTGGATGGAATGCGTTATTAATTAGGTCCTCTTCAAGGTCTTTCTCTTCTAATGGTGGTTTGCCTAATGACTCTCTAGCTTCTCCTAGTGTGACTAAGCCACCTTCATATGCTCCTTTCCATGCATCGATAGTGAGTTTGAGCTCTTCAAAGTCTGTCACATTATAGTCTAAGAAAATATTGTTCCAGTCTTCTTCAGAGTATATTTTCTTACGTGACTCTAGAATACGTTTCACAAAGTCGAACGTCCCTGTCTCTAAACCTGAGAGCAAAAACGTTCCGAACGTATTCATGAAAGCTACTGTTACTCGACCTATTGCATATGTTGAGCCTGCTTCATATCCTAACGCAGATAGAGGTACTCCTAGTTTAGCAGCAATGCTTTGATCTACTTTTTGAACTATTGGTAAACAGTCAGCATAGGTATTATGACCTCCTACTTGTGCTATTTTTACGAGGTCATCATGAATGAATCCTTGGTCTACATCCATTGTCACATCTGTATCTTGGCTAGGATACATAGAGCTAGAGTCATCTGTTATTAGACTATCTCTATAAGAATCTAAAAGCTCCTGTCCTGCAGTCTGAGCAGATTTTATCCTCTCGTCTGTAGACCCAGTGTAGTCATTTATATCTAATACTGCTCCCATATCAACAGTGTGATCAAATCGTGGCACATTACCATGACGCCATGCTACATCATCTCGTATACTCTGAAACTTCCATCTGATCATAGTCTTTAGACTTTCAAGAGGACTTATACTCCATACGCCGAAAGTACTACGACCCATTATGTCTGTGACCCACGCAGTATGGTGGTTAAGAGACATATGCCAGACATATTTACCATCTAACTTTTCGACAAAAGTGTTCTCTTTCTGATAGGTCTGATTCTTAGCCTCGTTGAGTAGGTACTGATCTCTCTTCCTGATGACAAATCTGTTATCTGCAACAGAGACAGGCATGTCATTTTCAACTATTGTAAGTATATTAATAGGTAATGGCTCTACGCCGTTAACCAACTTTATAAGAGGATTACCGGTCCCTTTGATATTCTTAGGAGAGAGTATTACATCACCATCTTTGATAAGGTCCTGTACGATAAACCCTAAGAATCTGTCAAATTGAAGTTCTGATAACACTTCTTTCACATCTTCAAGAAGTTGGTCATTGCCATCTGCTGTCATTGATGGACCAGAATATGCCTTTTTAACAACTGCAGATATTCTAATTCTCGCAGCTTCGAGCTCGTTATCGAACTCAGTCATTGACCTGTAGAGGTCATATTTGTTCCTCTTTAATACGGTTCTACTTGACTCTGGTGGAGTAATCTTTAAAAAATTGTCAATTGTGTTCACAAGTCTCATAGTTCCTGCAGTAACTCTTTGTACTATAGTTGGTTCGTCTGCCACCCTAATACCTCCTTGTCGCTATTCTCACTCTTCTATCTCCTGATATATTCTTACCCCATAATGCAAGAGCAGATCCCCAAAACTCATCAGCATGGTGACCATTTTTTGTTCTTGGTGCATCAAGTGTATCATAGTTTACAGAATTAAGGTCAGTCTTGAATGCCTCGTCATCAATGAGAACTAGTCGTCCTTGTTCCATCTCTAACTTTAGATTAACTGCCATTGCCCTTTTTATAGGGATACTTATTTTGTCTTTGCTACTAGTTTTATCCTTACTTCTATATAGATGTGCTTCAGAATTGTCAATTATATGCCTTGTAGCGAAATTAATACCTGCTGCCCTAGTACCAAAAGCTTGCTTAGCGTAGTGGAAGAATCCTGTGCCAGGACCTGTCATATCGATAGTCACTCTAGCAAAATTGTATTTCTTATCAAGTTCTTTTAACAGATAGTTCTGTTGTGTAGTGTCTGTCTTTCTCACTGGTAGTCTTGCCCTATGGATCCAACCGCCAAGCGTTGACTCGTATATCTCAAATGCGCTGATATCTCTCTCACTCGCAAAGTCAATCCCTATGTAATATTGGTTGACACCATATCGCTTATCTTGGTAAAGGACACTGAGTGGACGAGCGCAGTCGTCTATTAACTCTAATGGTAAGAATGATGTCGCTGAGTCCTCTGCTTGACACATGTATTCCTGCAAGAATGAGGTCTTATCAAAGAGTCTTGCCTCTTCTAACTTTTTGATATCTACCCAAAATGAGACAGGTGTAATAGTACCAGCCTCAAGTTGGCTATAGATTGTCTTGTCAGGATTAAAGACTTTAGGGTCAAACATAGGAACGTTATAAACTTTATATCCTAGTTTTTCTGCATTTATTAAGAGTTTATAATAGGTGTTGCTAGACCCATTTATTGTTGAAAGAATGTTAATCTGTCCGCCTTCTGATAGACATGCATCGCCTGCTGCTTTTACTTTGTCAGGATAAGGATGAAATGCAAACTCATCGTAAATATTGAAAACTGTTCTGTAGTTCCTCATTGCATCTGGATTATGTCCTGGTATAGGAAATATGATAGAGCCATTATCTAAGACACACTTAGAGTCAATATCAGTATTTCTCTCTAAGAATCCACCAATACGTAGATTGTCTACAAGCCAGTTTGCCCATTCAATAGGCCCATCAGACTGTGCTCCTGTCACAGAGGCTACAGGTATCTTTACATCACTATACCTATGAGCAACCATTAGCGCATCGATCATTGTGGTTGATGTTGCACCAACGCCTCTAGATTTAGACCATAGTCTATTAGGAAAATCAGGATTCGCAATCATACAATCTGCATGATACTCGATCTGGTAAGGCTGAGGAACATATGGAAATACGTCACCCTTAGAGTTCTTCATGTTGAAGACTGAGGACAAGAGTTCGATATACTTCTTTTGCCTATCAGTTAACTCAATCATACGGACCATAGACTCGTAGTCTTGCAGTCTCTCCTAGTCCTGACCATCCAGACACAGCTATTTTTGATTGTATACGATACACTCCTGCTTGGTTTAAGTCGCCATCGATGGTAGTGTATCTGATGAAATTTTCATTATATATTGTCCCTACTAATTCAACAATGGTAAGGTCAGGTTTTTGCACCATCAGATTGTGTGTAGTAGAAGCAGAAATATCTACTCCACAATCCACTTCTAATATAGTACCGATGTCACCGACATATGGTTTGTCTGACATTTATTCTAGCTCCACAATAGATGATATACTTATAGACTGTTTAATATTTGAACTTATTCCTACCGATTGACACAACTGTGACGACAAAGCTGCTGATTGGTATAAATGTGATGATAGTTCTATCACCTCATTAGTAGGTGATATGACTCCTGTTATACTTACTTTACCGTCTGCTACATCAGTATCTACATCTTTAATCTGTACTTTGCCATCTAAGAAAGATACCGCTTTATTGTATAGTTTAATAAGTCCGTCAACTATACCAGTAGTGACATCTTTAATCTGTACTTTGCCATCTGCTAGTTCTGTAGCGACGTTTTTAATCTGTACTTTGGCATCTACTAGGCTTGTCACATATTCAATAATTTTAACTCTAGCGTCCACTATCCCTACAGTATTATCTTTAATCTGTACTTTGCCATCAGCTAGGTCTGTATCTGAATCACTTATCTCTACTTTCCCATCTGCAGAGTCTGTTGAAACAAATTTTACTTTAACTTTACCGTCTACTATGCTAACAGCTGAATCTTTCAACCTTAACAAACCATCGACTGTATTTATTATACTGTCTTTTATTCTTATTTTGCCATCTGCTAGGTTTGTTGAAATATTTTTTATATTCAGTTCACCATCAAACAGGTTTACGACGCTGTCTTTTATCGAAACAACACCGTCTGCTATATTAGTATAAACATCTTTAATCTGTACTTTGCCATCAGCTAGGTTTGTCACGTATTCGATTATCTTAACTTTGCCGTCTACAAAGCTGCTGATACTATCTTTTATCTTTATTTTACCGTCTGCAAGTGTTGATTCTGCATCTTTTACTTGTACTTTACCATCTGCTATACCAGTAGTGACGTCTTTAATATTTACTTTACCATCTGCTACATCCGTATCTATATCTTTAACCTGTATCTTGCCATCTGCTAGGTCTGTATCTACATCTTTAACACTCACCTTACCATCAGACAGGTTCACTACACTATCTTTGACCTGGACTTTGGCATCAGCTAAGTCTGTATCTACATCTTTTAATCTGAGGAGTCCATCAACCAGAATAATAGAAGAATCTTTGATTATAAGTTTCCCACTAGCAACGTTACTAGTAGTAAATACAGTGGGCACAGACAAAAGTTGAATAGGCAATGCAGGTTTGAACATCCCATGCGGATCACGATTGTACTCTTTAGCATCTGCATCAGTGAATCCTCTATTATGTGTATGGACATAAGCAATGTCACCAACAAAAAATGCAGCAAGGTCTGTACGTTCTAAAACACCGATGTTTGCTGTATTCAAGATTGACATATCACCGACTGTTTCCTCGTTTACAGCTTCAGGTATGCCATCAATGTAGATTGTACGGTAACTTTTGTTTAGCTGTGATATAGTGGCTGTATGCCATCCGTCGTTTACTGTTGTTGTGCCTACACACTCTGCTTTCCAGACATTGTTTTCTTTGAAATAAATTCGTACAGACCACGGATCTGCATCATCAATCTGAAATAATATCGTCCATTGTGTATTAGCAGTATACCCTTCTGCATATATGGACCCACCGGCAGCACCATTAAATCTAGCGCTTATTGTAAATGCATCCAGATCACCTATTGGTACTTTGTCAAGTTCTACTCTTTCTGCACCACTAAAGTTTAACCCATCTGGAACCCAGTCAGCACCATCGTTTACACCATGAAGTTTATTCACACTTGAATCTAAGACTAAGTTGCCTGAATGTTCATTCATTATCCAGCAACCAGTCAAACCCTTAGCTAAACGATGCTTTTTATTCAGCTGGGCTCCAGGGTAGGGTTTCGGATGAAATGTCATATATTTACTCTATAACAAAATTCATACTCGCATCTTGGTCAACTGCTGCTGTGGACAGCTCCAGTGCAGCAATCAATGTCATATGCTTCTCAATATCGAAGTCAGCTGCATCACTAGGCCAGTTTGTATTATCATCTGACTCTTCAAGATATAAGTATACAGTTCCATCTGTACTGTCTGCATCAGCAATTACTTCAAAGAACCCATTGATCCCCCAGTAGAGATTAGATGTATTGTCTTGTACATCTCCTTCAGACTCACCTGCTGCTGCTATAGTCTCACCTGCATCAAAACCAAGGTCATCGGTTATGGTTGTGCCATATGATAATGCACCAGATACAAGTTTCCATGGACTCATCCTTACATTTACTCTGGCCGCATTATCATATGTCAGTGTCTGGTCTGTACTGTTCAAGACTCTTAGTCTGTAATATTTTGGTAGCATCGTAGTACCTCATTGGTTTATGTAAGTATTCGCAGCATCTTGAATCTCTGATACCATTGTGTCAAAAGCAACAGCATCAAAAATTGTCTTTTCACTGACCAACTTATTCCAGTCATCAAGAATCTGGTTCTGTAACTTTGATTTTACAGCATCTACAGACAATGCAGAATAATATCGCTCAGAGTAGTCTTTCTCTAAAATAATCTCTGCCAATTCATCAATTACTACTAAATGTATGGTAACTTGATAGTCATCTTCGTTTAGTTTAGATACTGATGCTTTTGACACTGTTGCTTGTAGTGCCATTATTATTCACCTAAATGCTTCTTGAATTGTTCATAAGGATACTCTTTCTCAGTCATACTTCCATCCTTGAACTCGAGCTCTTTCATGAAACATGTTATGCCATCTGTCCATCCGATGCACCAGATGTGGATAGGTACTCTTCCATTGTTGTGGAAGCCACCCCATCTCCATCTGATAAATGATTGAAAGCCAGGACCACTATTATCTACATAATGGTGCTGGTCATTAATATGCGCCTCTATCCTAGTGACTTTATCCCAGGGTATGTCTCTCCAGTTCACTTCTCGACTGTCATAAACTGTGTCAGGAGTCACATATATCTCCCAACGCCGCCTATACTCATTATCAAGGTGCCTAGCTGAAGGAGTACATGAATGAGAATTGGAGTTCATAATCTGTATCAGTCCCTTTGTATGTTCCTGTAGTCTCGTTGTCTGCTACCGCAATATACAATGCAATCATTATCACATCGTCTGCTGTAGTGTTCAATACCATGCTTGACCCTTCATCTGAAGGATACACATTCTGTGCACCTGGTTCAGATTCATCAAGAGTACCCCAAGTATAACTTCCTACTACTGCATTCACAATGTAATTTTCTGTCAAACTTGGTGATCCTTGGTCATCTCCAGAGATGGGTTGGTACTTCACGACTGTTCCTGCCTGATCGAAGCCAATACTCGATACCCAGAACAGGAAGTCTTCAACCAGTGTGTTACCACCGTCTGCTGTGATATCCCAGACGAGCATCTTGACTGTGCTGTTAGCAGCTCCTCCAGATATGTCTACTGTTCCAAAGTCAAGTTCGTTACCTTCGCCCGTACTGATTACAGACTGGCCAGCTATTGCTGCTAGTCTTTCAGCAGGCGTATCCAATTCTTCTACTGTGACAGTTATTGGAAACGTCCTAAATCTTACTGTTGGCTCTGCCATGATTTTTCTCCTTAATTACCTTGATATGGTATGAGTATAGTGGTTATCGTGTATGATCCTGGCGTCAGATCTTCATTGACCGCTATATTTCTTCGGATCGTATAGTTGCCATCAGGATCGCCCATATTTGCTAGGTCCTTCATCCCAAACACTGCTGCTTCTGGCATGCCATTATCGTTATTGTCAGATGCTGTGATCAATGACCCGCTTCCTGTCTCTACACTATAACTCACATATATGCCTGTTTGATCAGTTAGTTCTTCTCCATTTAATTTTATTACAGTGTCTATTTCACACGTTGAACTGTACTTTTTGTGACTTGTGATGTTAATATAGTCATACAGTGTCATATCGCCATAAGTGATCTCCGATGGATCATAGTTCACTTCGAACGACATCCATGGTTCTACTTCTACACTTCGTGTATCTCTGAAATACTCTGTCAATAGTGCTGCTGATGCGACTGTCACTAATAATAGTGCGATCACAATTAGTATTACGTTTATTTTTCTCATTTACTCACCTGATTACTACTTTGTTACAAGACCTGCTATTGCGCATATTGCGCCAGTGAATACCAGATCGATCTGTTCTGTGCCTACACCATGGTACAACATCACTGAAGTACCTAAACCTGCTATCGAGACAAGTCCTATTATCGCAAACTTGACGTCTGTCATCGGCTTCTTTACAACCTCTTCGGTCTCTTCTTCATTTGGTTCCATATAAGTGTCCTCATACAATCGGTTAATTCCAATCTACAGTTTAGCTTCAAAAATATATAAAAGTTGCTAACAGTGAGACTACCACAGAAAGAGATAAAAGTAGCCATAAACCTATAGTGTTTATGGCAAAAAGAGGTATCAGATGTATAATATTTTACGCTTATCATCTGCAGAGATAACGACTTTATTTGCATCGTCCCAATTAGCTTTGTATATGTGAGTGTCGCGACCGTTGCAAGTGAGTCTTGATACTCTCATACCATTAGGCTCGAGCACCTCTTTGTAGATGAGATTCAGTATACCAGGTAGGTTGAACGGAAGACCATTAAACAGGTCCCAGCTTCTGAAGTTCAGCTCAATATGCACATCACCACCGCCAAGGTATTCGAAGAAGATATCTTGGAGGCATGGCTGATCCTCAAATGTAAAGAGGTCATCCTCAGGTATCCAGAGCTGTGCTTTGAGTCGCCTACTTCCTTGTCTGCTACCTATAGTATCACGTATATGTGACAGCTGGTCAATGTGCTTATGCTCATCATTGTGCCCTTTAACCAAGTCATAGATTGTCCTGACAACCAGAGAGTCTGTCAAATGCACTATATTCTGTCTGAGGATGTTTGAGCGTATCCATGTTTTGATATCAAACCTACGAGGTCTTGCACCACTAAGGATAATACTCTCGATGTCAGCCAGCAGCTCGTTAGCAAGCTTGTCTGTTAGAGGAGAATACATCAGTCTGGCAGGGTAGCAATAAGCTTCTCTCTCATCTACAGGAAGGTCCATATATTGTGCTGCATAGCGCCTACTCATTTTGGCTATGTATGCATACAGGCCTTGTACTCCTTGTGTAACTATGCCTGTCTTTGCAGTGGATGCCAGTAATATAGGGTGTAATACAGACGGATTGACACGATCATCGAGTCCATAGAAGCCTTTCATCGGATCATCTATGATCAGCTTCATATTCATCCTCAACGTCGGAGTGTTCTTATAGTCAGGGCTTGATGGCTTGCCTTCGTGTGAGCAAGCATACACTGCAAGTGCCCATGCTTCTGATAGACTGTTCGTCCTTATCATCACTGGTGTTGGTAGTGCTATTTTCGGTTCTTCTGTCATTTCAAAGTCTCCTTCCTTTTTTGCAGGCATTGCACCACCAGTTACCACCAGTGCCTACAATGACGTCTCTTCCACAGTATCTACATGTCATGTTATCACA